GTATATGAGCCATTGCTTTATATGGCAAGAGGCTATTAAAGTAGGCTATTACCCTAAAGACTTATTCATTCTGCTTGCCAGGAATCGGATCGTGGCAGACTGGCAGGCGAAGAATCAAAAGAATGCCCGTAAGTACCACAGTTACTTTTGGGTTTTCGAAAAGGATTCCAAGGTAATCAGATATGTTTGAATAATATTTCCATTTTAACCGTAAACCCCTCCAAAACGCAGAACGGTATAGGTACGGGCAGATATTGTTTCGACAAGATGGGTTATAAGAATGTCAAGTATTATGCCTACGAGATAGACAAGTATGCAATTACAGTTGCAATGAGCAATTATCCTGACATTATTCAGTGCGGTGACGCATTCCAAGTGAGAGAGGAGGATTGGGCTTTATGAAAAGACTTCAAGACCTTAATTACAAGACGTATGAGATAGAGAATGCTCTGAAAGTAGCAATGAGGATGAAAACACTGAGACAAATCAAAATGCCTCTGAAGACTCTAAGTGTCACTGATTTGACAGAATATAACAAGCTTATGGAACAATGCCAACTTGAAATGAATGCTCATGACTTGATTATTGACGTTCTTCAGACTATGTTGGCGGAAAAGCACGAGGAACAGCAAAAATGGCTAACTTAACTGTTTACGGGTGTTACGCGCATAGATACATAGAGAGGTAGTTGATAAATTGTATGCCAATAAACAGTAAGGATAAAGGCAAACGTGGTGAACGATTATTCCGTGATTTATGCAAAGAGCACGGGTTTGACGAAGCAAGAAGAGGCCAGCAATATTCAGGAGCTAATGGAGATGCTGACGTAGTGGGTTTGCCCAATATACATGCAGAAGTAAAGTTCGTTGAGAAGCTAAATCTTCGGAGTGCTATGGATCAGAGTATCAACGACAAAAGAGAAGGGGAACTCCCCATAGTCGCCCATAAGACGAGCAGGAAACCGTGGCTTATTACAATGCTTGCTGATGATTGGTTTTCTTTGTATAAAGCTTGGATACAGGTACTTGGAGGGGGTGTCAATAGTGACAAGAGAAGAGATTGAATCGGGCATAGAGAAAATGATACAGGCTTCAAAGGTATCGGCTAAATTGCAGATGGCGGGGTTACCTGTGCCAAAGAAACCATCACAGCTTAAGACTAATGTCACCTTATTTGACGAATGGGAACAGCTTAAAAAGACACATGGAGGAATAAATAACATACCTTTTGACGAGCTTGGAAATTTTCTCGACAAGTGGACTGCGGTTATCAGCTATGCAAGGTGGATTGAAGCCATATCTGATATAAAGCAGTTAACCAGTAGAGAAATCCGAGATAACATTGAAAAGCAATTATATACGCTACAGGAAGGTAGCAGGGAACTTAGGGCAGCATTCGTTCATACAGAAGAGTTGTACATCCAGTGGGAAAATCAGTATCTGGAGGATATTGCTTACTACCTGAGCGTTAAAGGATTGAGAGAATCCTACGAGTACAGAGCAAATGCAATAAGCAGAGAAATAACAAGACGTACTTCTGAAGCTGATAACAGTAAAAGAAGTTATAATCGTGGCGGGGTGTAAAATGGCTAAAACAGATGATATTAAATTAGTTCTTGCTGATTTAAAGAAACATTTTGGAGATGATTCAGTCTGCATACTGGGCGAAAACGATAAGCTATCACAAATAGAAACACGTTCATCAGGATCAATTGCCCTTGATATAGCTTTAGGTGGCGGTTGGGGTAAAGGGAGAGTCGCTACCCTATCAGGTGCTGAGCGAAGCGGTAAGACCACTATACTTTGCCTCACAATAGCAGAGGCACAGCATAAAGAGCCTGATAAGCTATGTGCTGTTATTGACCTTGAAAATACCTTTAACCCCATATGGGCTACTAAATTGGGGGTAGACTTGGACAAACTCGTTTTCAGTCAGCCCGATAAGCCTGCTGATGAAGTCTATGAGATGATAGAAAGAATGATTGCTACAAACAAATTCAGCGTCATTGGACTTGACAGTGTGGCAGGATTAGTACCGAGAGAAGAGTTTGAAAGTGACGAATGGGATAAGGAAAGCAGAGTTGGCGGAGCTTCCAAGATAAACTCCAAGGCGGTACGCAAAATTGTAAATACAGGTTTGTTAGCCAAGTCTGGAACTTCTCTAATACTTATTAACCAATTAAGAGATTTGATAGGTGGATACTCCAGATATGGTACTCCCACAACAACGGTAGGCGGGCGGTCTTTAAAGCACTGCTATACCCATCATGTTGAGATTTCTGTTGGAGAGTATTTCGCTGAAGGTTCAGGTGATAAAAAGACTATCATTGGTCAGCAGATAGTGGCTAAGGTCATCAAGAATAAAATAGGCCCACCGTTCAGGCGTGCTGTAATGGATCTATACTATGATGAAGGATTTGACCATGTAGCTGAACTCGTTACAGTAGCCCGTATGATAGGGGTTCTGAGTGGAGCAGGAGCTTGGTTCACGGCAGTAGACCCCCGTACACAAGAAAAGTTGCTCTACAATGGAGAAGAACTCAAGTTTAACGGAAAGGAAAAAGCAAGAGAAGCAATAAACAAAGACATTATCGAAACAGGCGGGGAAATGTACACCTTGCTGTTGGACAAAGTATTGGAAGTGTTGAAGACAGGTGATGTGAAATGTTCGAGCTTTTAATAATTATCGTACTGATTGTAGTTACAAGGGTTGCCCTTGATATATCAGACAGCATGTTTTACAGACGCAAGTTTATTGAGCTAATAAACAGGGATAGGGATAAGGCACTTAATTTGGTTTCAACCGCTTTAGCGAAAGAACTTGCAAAAAGATACGAGTGAGGTTTCGAGATGGATGTACGTAGGATCTCAAAGAAACAAGAGAAGAGAATAGCGGAGAGGCTAACCAAAAATGTTGAGAACGCCCATGTACAAAAGGCTTCTGGGGCTTTGTACCATAAAAAGTCAGATGTAATTTCTAAGGCATTCCGTATAGAAGCAAAGACAAAAGCCACTCCATCGAAGCAGATTACTCTAAAGGCAGACTACTTCAAGAAACTACATATGGAGGCACTGGAAACAGGTAAGATTCCTGTATTAGTTTTCTCTTTTGGTGACGGCAAAGACTTCTATGTACTCGAAGAACACGACTTTATGATGATGGCGGGGCGTTTATATGGCGAAGATAAAGAAACGTGAACCAGGTGTGATTTATAGTGCCTATGAGATTATGCGATTCAGGATGCGTTATGTAGACAGTATCTTTAACCGAATATCCGTAGGTGATAGATTGCTCCTTTACTCAGAATATTACAAGAACGAAAGAATGAAGGTTATACAAAAGACAAAATACTTGATTGTCATGCAGGGGATCGACCGCCCGCATGAACGTACCGCAGTCAGTAAAATGGATTACTTCTGCGGGGCATGTAAATTCACTACTATAAATGACGTTCTTGTACCGTTAATGGAGGAAGAATAATGCTTTTAATTAAAGAGAAATCAGATAGGTTAACAGAAGAAATGCTACAGAATCTCGTGGGGAACTACATATATGTACCCCATAACCCTTTTAAAGGGCAAGATGAAAACATCAATCTGTGGTTTGGCGGCCAGTTAATAGGTTATGAGGTATGTAAGCTCTTTTACGATTTCCAGAACCAAGAGATTGTTGAGGAAGCGGATGTCACCTACTCTGCCATCTTATCTGACGGGGCGGGGTTTGCTTTCTCAAACGAATGTGAAATTCATTTAGTTACAGAGGAGGAATTTACCGAGTTGATTTTAACAAAAGACGTAAATTCCCCCTAATAGGGGATGGTGATCTTGGGTGTAAAAGTAACACGACATGCAGAGCAACGAGAGAGAAAACGGTGTGGAGTTCCAAAGAAAGCCACCGAAAGATTAGCCCAAATTGCTTTTGAGAATGGGCTTAAACACTCAGAAACAACGGGCAATTTACATAAATACCTGACATCATTGTACTTCAAAAATAAAAAGGCAAACAACTTAAGGGTTTACGGAGATAAGGTATACGTTTTCAGTGATGAAGTTTTAGTGACAGTTTTAAATCTACCAAGAGGATGCATGGAGATAGCAAAGAAATGCTTTGAGCGTAAGCGAAGGGAAAGTGGTTAAGTGACAGACCCAAAATACTCATTATACAACATGGATAATATTAACCGTGCTAAGGAAGACCCTGACTACTTGGGAGAATTAATCACACACAATATCAACCTTATACGCCACTCTATCAATAAATATGTGAACACTTCTCCCAACTTCCTATATGCTTGTGGAGCGACATATGACGATTTACTTCAAATAGGCTCTATAGGCTTTATTAAAGCAATCAGGGCATTTGATACTGAACGGGGTATAAAGTTCTCCTCATTTGCCTCAATAGCCATAGCAAGAGAAGTCAAGCACTTCCTCAGAAGCAACTACAGTGTTATGAAGATATCGAGGGGAGCACAACGCCTTATGGTGGAGATAAAGGATATTGAAGCTGAATTAGGAGAAATGCCCTCACCTGCGGAGCTTGCGGTAATGCTGAATGTGTCTGAAAAAAGGATAATGCAGATTCAACAAGTGAGTAGTTTTATGAAAAGTTTGGAGGAGCCGGATAATAACGATATGTGTTGTGCAGATACAATTGAAAGCGGAGATAATGTAGACCTCAGCGTGGAGGATAAACTGTATATTGAAAAACTTATTGATATCGTCAAGGACAAGCTCTCTGAAACAGAGCTTAATATCTTGAAATTACAACTATCGGGGAATAACCAGTCAGATACTGCGAAGGATATTGGGATATCCAATATGAAAGTCAGTCGTACTATTCAAAAAATCCGTGAAATTTTAAAACAAACAGGATTCTTTGGGTAAACAACTTTGATGGTGGTTTACAAAAATAAGCATAAAAAATTATACAACATTTCAAACAACTTTCATGGTGGTTTGTATTTAAGATTTGAGGAAAGTGAGGTCGAACACGATGCCTAAAACGATATTGGAATTGCCGAAGATGCCGGAGAGTTGTAGAAAATGTAAATTGAGCAAATGGGAGACATGGGAATATGACATAGATACATGGACAAATGTATTAGTTTGCACTGCATTAGGTGAGGAATGCTCAGACGAAGGCAGACGGCCAGACTGCCCGCTGAAACTGGTGGAGGGGAAGGATGAGCAAACCAATGTCAAATTCTTTGAGAGTAACGTTAAGAAAAATTTTAATAAGGAGGACTCATAAATGAGTGTAAAAGACATTATTGAATTACTCGTCGTCCCGCTACTTGGAGTTCTGACTACATTTTTGGTATCATTCCTGAGAGTCAAGAGTGATGAACTGAAGGCCAAGATCAACAACAACATGATTGCTAAATACATAACTCTTGGGGAGCAGATTATTGAATCAGCCGTGGTAGCAATAAACCAAACATTTGTTGAGGAACTGAAGAAGAATGAAAAGTTTACAAAAGAAAAGCAAAAAGAAGCATTTGAGAAGTGCAAATCAATCGTGCTCAGTCTTCTTACTGACAATGTTAGAACCATGTTGGAGTATATCTACGGCGACTTGGATAGCTGGATAGAAACAAAGATTGAGTTGTACGTCAATAACCAAAAGAACAACAGGCTCTCAACTACCAATATCAACAGAGTTACATAAGCTACGCCCAAAAATATTGCTTCATGCCCCCTTAACTAACTCCCTGTCTCGTAAGTATAAATGCTTAGACAGGGAGTTGTTTTTGTCTAAAAAAGTTGATATACTGGAGGAGATGTTAGATTATGCGAAATACTTACAGTTGTGCTGAACAGTTACCCTTGTCACTGACTGTAGAGGATGTAGCCAAGATATTGGGTATAGGCAGACGACAGGCGTATCAATTATGTAACAGCAAAGGTTTCCCATGCATCCGTGTTGGACGCAGAATGATTATACCTAAACTTGGTTTCCTCAAATGGTTGGAGTCCTCCTATGAAATGGAGGGTTAATATGTCAAGGAGAGGTAATGGAGAAGGGTCAATTGTTAAGCGAAAAGATGGAAGATGGATGGGGGTGGTGACTCTAGGGAAGAACGCAGACGGTTCTCCCAAGCGTAAAAGTGTATATGGCAAGACCCGTAAGGAAGTCGCTGAAAAGATGACTGTAATCCTATCAGAATTACAGTCCGGCGGTTATAAAGAGCCATCAAAGATGCCCCTGGGTGAATGGGTGTTGTACTGGTTGGACAACTATAAGGTATACTCCATAAAGGTATCGACTTATGACAGTTATAGAACCAATATAAAATACCACATCACACCTGCAATCGGGCATATACCACTGGCTGAATTACGGGTAGACCACATTCAGACATTTGTTAATCAACTGTATAAGAATGATAAATCCTCTGCACTGATTCGGAAAGTAACAAATATCCTGCATGGAGCTTTAGAGCAGGCCGTGGTCAATAACTTGATCCGCTTTAATCCGATAAGAGGGGTTAAGCTCCCAAGACATACGACGAAAGAAATCAGGTGGTTCAGTGTCGAGGAGGAAAAACGCTTTTTGGAATGTTTGCGTGGCGATAGGTTAGAAACGGCTTTCAGGATTGCTTTTCTAACAGGCTTGCGATTGGGTGAGCTAATAGGGTTAAAATGGGATGCTATCGATCTTAGAAAAGGTGTCATACATGTTAAGAGGATACTGGTGAGGTATAAGGACTATGAGACAGGCAGAAACAAGTATGAAATCATGGACACTACAAAGACATACAGTGGAAAACGAAAGATACCTTTGCCGTCAGTAGCCGTTGCCCTTTTGAAACATCATAAAAAACAGCAGGAAGCCGAAAAGAAACTTGCGGGGGAATTGTACCAGGATTCGAACTTAGTATTCTGTACAGCATTAGGTAATAGGCTTATACCGAGAAATGTTGAAAGAACATTTTATAGGATAGCCGAAAAAGCAGGAGTAGAAGGTGTCAGTGTTCACTCAATCAGACATACATATGCCACAAGGTTATTCGAGAGGGGGATCCCCGCAAAGACTGTTTCTACCCTGTTAGGCCACAAAGACATTAAATATACTTTGAACATTTACACCCACGTAACACCTATGGTAAAGGCCGACGCAGTAAAGGTTTTAGACTATAACCCTGACAACATTTTTGACAACAACGCCGAAGAAAATAGAGGAAATTTAAGGGCATCAGAGGAAAACATCATTTTTATAAACCCGTTTATTGAGCAGGTTAGGGCATTTCAGGATACTTGAGGAAATACATGACACATAAATGGTAAGGATGAGGTCGCCAGTTCGATTCTGGCTGAGGGCTCCAACATTTCAAGGGTTATAAATCACAAATGTAAGTATTTTGACAACAGTTTGACAACAATTAAAAGAGAGGTAGGGATTATTCTTCTTACCTCTCTTTTCTGACAGAATATTTTATAACACCGTTTATGATATCTTTTTGGAGGATAAATCAATTCCGGTATTATTTTTGATATCTTCAACACAATCTTCAAATGAGATAACTTCTTCTTTCAGTGACTCAAAAAGGCTATCGACATCGGTTAAAAACTTCTGGATATACTCTTTATCCTTGCCCTCACCCATGAGGCACATGACGATTGCAATACTGTAATCCCTGACAGTATCTCTTACTGCACGAAGCCCCTCTTGCTTTAAGAGAAAATCTACTTGGGGGCGGGTGTATGTTCTATGATCCTGTCTTGCCACATCAATCACCCTCAAACAATCTTTAAGATTTATCAAAGCATTCCTTAACAGTGTTGATAAATATTTGCTTAAGTTCGTTAGAAAATCCGAATCGCTTTTGGTTAATCTCAATGCTCTTATATATGTCACCGTCCGCATGGCGAAAACATGCTGCCTGCCAGTCAGCAAGCATTTCACATATATCTATGAGGGTCATATCCTTTATCCCGTGGGGGTGATGTTCAGGATGATGCCTGTTTTCTTTGTAGTGGTGGGAGAGGGCAACTTGCATTTCCTTTAGAAGATTGAAATATTCTTCACTGCCATATGTACACCCTCTGAGTTTTGGGGTGTATTCATCAAAGATAGGTTTTTCAGGGTCTTTAAGTTTTGACCCGTCATGACGATATTTTCTTTCATCCAACATGTTTTGCAGTTTGGATATGAATTTACCGACTGTAGCTATATGCTTTTTGGTCTCTTCACTACTGTCATACTCAGGTCTATAGTCGTCACACATGGAGCAAAATAAAGTACCATTCTTGATTTTTGAACAAACTATATCATACCCACCTGCGGGGTCAAATTTTCTGTAAGCATATTCGCATACAGGATTATTGCCGAATATCTCACGCACTGTGCTCATTTGTAACCCCCATTTCTTTACCGCAGAACGGGCAGTATTTAGCAAACAAAAGTGTTTTCTTCTTTTTAATCTTGGTTGACCCGTCTTTTTTACAGGTAGGGTAAGTCAAGGTAACGGGTATACTTAAGACAGTACCCCCACCTGTCAACCATGCTTGCCCGTCCAGGAAAGCAGTAATTTCACCTGTGTTATCCTTTATTTTGTCTTTGTAGTATTCCTGAAGTTTTGCTTCGACTTCTTTGATACAGTTACACATAACAATCTCCTTTCCGATTGTTTAAAGGCACTCACTATTGTTCCGAAGTTAGGAGAAATGCCCGTAGGTGTTATGACCTATATAACGTAGTCCTCGAAGGACTTAGGGTAGTCAACTAAGGCTTTTACAAGCCTCCGTTTCTATAAACGGGGGTAGTTGACATAGATATCATAGCTCATAAATCGCCCTTCTCTCATTTTTCAATTCTTACTAAAAGTTTGCTTACATCATTGGAAGTACCTATTTTCTTATCGCCATCCCATAAAGTATGTCTATTGTTTACATCCCTTGTGATGATAAATAGGTTGTTGTCTGTCAAAAGCTGATATATAATCTTCTGGGAATGGTGAAATTCAGTGTTTATAAACCCTTGTTTCATAGCTTGTCCTGCCACCCTGACCCAAACTTTTCACGCAATTTATCACATAGCTCCCAATAACGATTCCAAGCGTTATCAGCTCTTCTTCTCTCATAACTGATTTGTCTTTCCAGATTATCAATAAGGTGAGGGGATCTGCTTTTGATATGCTTTTCAACTTCTCTGGAGAGTGACCTGATAAGAGAGTCTTTCAAAACCTGCTCATCTACTTTTAACGGCTGTTTCTTTGCTTTTTTAACACAGCTTCCCCCTACGTATACTCCTATATGGGCAGGTATCTCGTCCTTAACTTGGTCATATAGCTCTTGAGGCATGACATAATAGTTGTAATGACCTACAAAAGTTACATGGGATTTGCTATGAAAATCAGATTTACTTACCTTTATCTCATAACAGCGAAAGATACCCTTAGTATCATAAGTGAGGTAATCTACTCTTTGATCTCCAAACCATCCAATAGTAACTTCATAACAACAGAATACACCCTGCTTATGTGTTACTCTCCATATCTCGTATTCAAGTTCTTTAGTGAGTTCAGATTTAGGCATATTACTTGCCCAACTTCATGCTTTTTTCATTGTTTGCGGTGAACAGCCTCAACTGCTCATTGATTTCTTCGCCGCAAATTTCCCAGAGCTTGCTGTAGCATTCATCAATGTTATCGGATTCGGATAAGTCAGCCCCGCACCCTGCTGTAAATGTAACGTTCTGATAGTTGGGCAATGCCTTCTTAAATTCGCACTGTACATAGATTTTATTGATTGTCATCTTGCAACTCCTCCAACACTTTGGTATCACAGTATCTTCTTGTTCTTCCTGGAATGACTGGATCGGGCTTTTCTCGGATAAGCAAACAGCCGTCACATGCTTCGGGGTCACGAAGCTGACTGCCGTTTACTTTATAGCAACGCTTTTTATGCTCTGCGTTGCTCATTAAAATATTTGTTTGCATCTTCTTCACTCACGAGAACTTTGATAGCCCCATTCCAGAAAGGTGAAACAAAATAAGTCCATATGAATGCCCAAAAGCGATTTACTTCCAGTATCACTTCACCGCAGTTCAAACAGTATTTAGCTTTGAATGGCTTACACGGTATGTAAGCTCGTCTTAAATTAGGATTCCTACAGCAGTTATCCATTTACATCATCCTCCAAAATATAGACTTTTACAGGGCGTAACCCAAATTCCATACACTCATCGTGGGCGGATTCACCGAAGAAAATATCAATCCTGTTTCCTTTGATAGCACTGCCAATATCCTCAGCGACATAAATACCGTCTAGGTAGCGATATTCCTCAGAAAATTCAATGTACATTTTAGTGCCCAGAGGAATTACTTTAGGATCGACCGCCACAGTATGATTTTCAGTTGCTCTTTTGCCACTGTATGTAATGCCGTATTCAGGGTGGTCTGGCTTCTTTTTGCAACTTTCAAAAGATAAATCATACGCCGAAGCTACCATCTCAATGCACTCAACATATCTGGGTTTGCCACGGGAAGGCGGGGCAGTTTCCTCGATTTCCGCAGGAGCTTCCTGTTCAGGAGTTTCTTCTACAGGTGGGGTTTCTTCCGCTACGTAAACAGGTATTACTTTTACCGTTACTTCAGGAGTAGGGGGAGGGGTAGGGGAATATGTAGGTAAAGGAGATTCCTGTTCTGGAGGTCGGCTACCCCACAATATATTGATAGAAATGAACAGGAGCACAACAATGATAAGGCTAATAATCGATTTCTTCATCATCTTCCTCCAATGGCTCATACTCCAGTTCGTCTTCAGAGAACCAGTAAGCCATGTTGTTAAGCTCTTTAAATTGGACTTGGATAGGTAAAAAACTGTTGGGGTTGATATTTGTAACAACCCCCGTCATCCCCCTAAAGAGCAAAGAGTAATCTTCTACAACAGTTACTTCTTGTCCAATCCTAATCATCAGTAACTTTCCTTTCTGAAATAGTGAGGCGGGGTGAACCTGTTGATTCTTCCCATGCGTATTCCTTTACTTCGTCCAAGTCAATAAGTCCGTTCTCTACGCATTCAGTGAAACCTTCCTCATTTAGGGCAATCTTGGTGCACAGCTTATAGACTGCTCCATTAGTAGGCTTTATTTTTTCTTCGAGGTACTGCAAAACCTTATCCGTATTGAATTTGCTTGTATTGGGCACTGAGATGTTAACAACGTAGTTGCCTATGATGGATTTCGGAGTGTCTTTCAGAGCATTCTTGATAAGTTTTCCATGCTCTTTGAGCCATGCTTCGTCTTCCTTCATCCTTCGATTCCTCTCGAAGTATTCCTGAATCAGCTTTTCATCAACAGCCGTTTTACCGAAAACGTCCATTTTCAAACCTTCTTTCCAAACAAAAATCTTCCTATGTATTTATGCACATAGGAAGATTCATCGGTTAAACTGGAAAATTAAGGTTTAAACTATGTACTTATCACAAATTCTTACGCAAGGAAGCCACTGGCTTTAGCCACGTGGAGGAATTGCGTCTCTTACAAAGACGCTACATAAGATTTGCTACCTCCTTTCTATAACTA